GGATGAGCCCGTCGCCCGACTGGTACTCCGACCGGTCGTCTCCCACCGAAATTCGGGGGAGCGACACGGCGGAAGCCGGTGCGATCGTGACGGTCTGCGGATCGGCGAATGACATAGGCACATCTCCTAGGGCTCCGGTCTGGAACCCCATTGGCGTTTGACAACAGTGGATACATCTACCGTTACGTCCGGGAAAACCCGAGCGCAACGATGATGGCCTGCTGACGATCTGTTAAAGCATCGAAAGTCAAGCCGAACCCAAATGGGTTAGCCCTCCTTCGCGTCTTGATAGTTGTATTCAAGATTAGCGGTAGAGGTCTCAGGGACTGATCGGAAAAACCGGTCAAGCCCTCGAAATCATAGGTATCTGTCACGGAACTTGTTTCCATGATATACCCATGATGCATAACCAGACCATCGCTGGCGAAATCCGTGAGATTCGAAATGACATCTCCCGCATTACTAAACCAGTCGATAGCCCAGGTCCATGGTGCAAGGTTCCAGAGAGTTTCTGGATCGAGGCCGATGCCAAGAACTTTCTTGGCTTCTGCAACTCTCTTACTCAGCTCCCCGAAATAATCGGGAAGATGGTAGGTGAAAGCTCCAGAAAACCATCGATGGTGTTCCGTTTTACGGGTTCGCCACACCTTGCCCATATTCAACTGATTCGGATTGAACATTTCTGACGTGGACACCGGGAAATAACCCGATGTATTATCACGAAAGAGTGTCCTCTCGTACTCAGTTGAAGTTGGGAAATTCCATCTACGGCGGACAACCTTTCCCGCATCACGCTGATACTGTCTTATGATAGCATCAGCTTGCGAAATGGCAACGGCGACTTTAGTGACGTCGTTGACCAAAGGTAGCCAACCGAACTGAACGTTAAGGTATTCACCTCCCGCAGAACGCGCGAGGTGAGCCCTATCTTTCCAGAATTGAGCCCCGGCGAGAGCCGGAAGCCCTTCTCTGAAAAGTTCGCCCAGGGCGGTTGACAAGTCCGCAACGCTATTAGTGGGCTTGCACTGTGCGATAGCTTCCGCTCCAGCAGCATTCAGTGAATTAACATCACTGTTAACTGCCGGTGGAAACACCGCATCAACGCAATTCCACGGGAGGAC